GATTACCAGCCAGAATTGAGGGAGTGGCTAAAGTTATGTATGGTGCAAATTTAAACCAATTGACTAGAGCAGGGTTGAAACAGGTAGAAAGAACGGCTTGGAAAAACATACATGATTGGATTGATGCTCAATTGGCTTTGATTGAAACTGAGATGGTTAAATTTGAAGAGGTATTTTTACCCTATGTAGTGATGGGTAATCAAACTGTTTTTGAACACTATCAATCTGACAATTTATTAGGCAGTGGAGATGAACAATGACTAAGCAACAATTTTTAAAACGAATGGGCAATGCCTACGATATGAAGTTGTGTGAACCAATGGTCTTGGCCATAGCTGAAAATTGGTGTGACTCTGTGATGAGGCTAGAGGGTGGACAGTTGAGATATTGGGCCAGGTTTTTGCAAGAAGAAGAGGAAAGACTGAACGGATTTGATAGCAGAGAGTGTCTGGCCAACGATAAAATTGGATATAAAGTTATTCAACTCATGGCAATAATGACTCACCACTGCCAAAAATGTGCAGTAGACCCAAAGGCTTGGCACACTAGGAGTGGATTTTGCGACCATATATAATATTGCTAAAGAAACAATGAGCCCCAAATCAGACTGTGCTTACTCAGAAGAGGATGGAGAGTTTTATGAAGGATTTGTAGAAGGGTGGAACAGAGGACTTAGAGAGCTTAAAAAGAGGTTGAGAAAATTTAGCAGGACAGTACAATGTGCAAACAAGTAAGAAATATATTAAAGAAATGAACCTAGGGAGAACACTATGAAAGAACAACAAATAGAAATAACAAATGGATACGAGTTTGGTTTCCACTTTGGAATGGGAATAACAGCAGTTATAGCATTGTGGGGAGTAGCTATGCTGATTCAACAATATTTTGAATGGAGTATTACTAACTAACTATGAAACCTACAAAACCTAAACTATCAGTGGAAGAGAGATTGATGGACTTAGATTTTAAATATGACCACATCAACGACAATGGCTTAATCTGTGACAGCAGTTGCGAGAATGAATATAAACTTTCTGATATGTTTAAAGAATTTGAAAAACTTGTAAAAAAAGAAAGCTATCACGACAAACAGTTTGGTGCTTCCTTAGAGGTATGGCGTGTTAAAGAATTATTAGCCAAACTAAAAGCCCAAAACAAACCCAAGGCAGTATATACAGAAGAAGATAAAGAAAAATTTATAGCTGATATATCTGAAGAATTATACAAAAGATTTGACACTATTTCAGAGAAAGAAAGTATAAAATACCTAGAGATTTTAAGAATAAAACATATTTTTGAAGATGTTACTGGTAGACATAAATCTATTTCAAATTAACCTATGAATAAACCAATATACACTCAGCTATTAACTATATTAAAGAAATGAATAAATTTTGGAAATTTAAAACTAATTAGGAAAGGAAATATGTCACAAACATCAAACAGTTCAGGAGGAATAGGCTTCTTAGGCCTTCTAACCATAGTATTTATAGTACTAAAACTAACTAAATCAATTAATTGGTCTTGGTGGTGGGTATTGTCACCTACCCTCATTCCATTAGCAATCGGCTTAGTAATCATATTACTAGTTGGAATATACTTTTTATTAAAGGGAACAAAATGACAATAAAACAATTAGCTGAACAATACCATGAATTTCTCAAGCATCGAGATGTAGAGTTTAGAAAAGTGACTGAATCAGAAGAGTATAAAACTTTAAAGCAAAAGGAATCAAGCCTACTCGATAAGATGCTCGCTCCAGTTGACGTTGATAGAAGCTTTGGGCCAGAATGGGTTAGGGTAGTTTGGGTCATGGAGAGAAAACCAACTCCTACAGAGGTAATGCTTACTCAGGATAAGATAATATTAATTCAAAGAAAAATTAAAGACTTATTTATACCTGTACCAAATAACTCATTTGAGCATTTTTTGGTATGGGTAATTAACAAAGGAATCAATGCCAAAAAAACAAAACAAAAATCTCAACCGATTCCTAGAGGAAAGTAACGCCATTGAAGGTGTTTACGATGGGAAAAGCTTTAAACAAGCTAAGTTGGCTTGGGAGTATTGTATCGGCCAAGAGAAGATGAGCCCTGGAGTCATTCTAAAGACTCACAAAATCCTCATGCTTCACCAACCACTCATGCCAGATGAGAAGGGATATTTTAGAACTGTCCCTGTTTGGGTTGGCGGTAGAGAGGGGCAACACTATTCTCAAATCAATGAGTCGATTCAATCGTGGTGTAAGGCAGTCAATGCCTCTGTTCAATGTAAAGAGGATGCCTCTAAATTTTGGCACGTTTCTTACGAACATATCCACCCCTTTGTTGATGGCAACGGTCGCACTGGCCGTATTTTCATGAACTGGCAAAGAGTTAAGGCTGGGCTACCAATATTAGTTATCAACGATAGTGAAAAACAGGAGTATTATCAATGGTTTAAATAATATGAAAAAAATACCAACAAGAATCAAGTGGTGGATAGTTAGAAACGGGCTTATTAGTTTTCACGTAGCCATAGGAAAATTTCACTTTTACTTTGGGCTATTGAAGCCATCAATTGATATTGGTATCTTTCACATTATCCAAATTAACTGCCTATGGGGAGCCAGGTGGATATTCAGCTTTGAAAGGTACGTAACAGAGAAACAACTATTAAATGACAAGAGGTGAAATTGCTTACAAACTAAAGCACAAGGGGTACTCATATAAACTTCTAGGTAAACTTTTCAATGTTAGTCGGCAATGTGCTTCTGGTATTTACTGGAGGCACTGGAAAAAGATAAAAGACCTAGACCAAAGAACATGTGATGTTTGTGGCGTGGTGAATAATGATGTTGCATGGAGATGGAGCCATTTTAAGCTATGTAAAAAATGTGAGTGTGAGGTTCTAAAGCTTAGGAAGGTAAGATATACTCGAGAAGAATACGAGCGTCAGCGTATTGAAAAATATAAAGGTAGAGTCAAGCCACTCCAAGGGAAGAGGCCTAAACGGGCTCGTTAGTCAACGCTCTATCTATTTCAAATTCATTATTAAGAACAAACTTGGTGCTTTTTGGCAAAGTAATCACAACTCCTTTATTACTAGATTCTTTCGGCTAGTTTGAGGAGTGTCCCCGCTTTAATCTTGCGATTGAGGCGAGGTACTTCTATATATATTTCTTCTTTCATTTGAATATTCTAAGAATAATAACTAATACTGTCACTGTGATAAATGCATCAAACATTATTTCCTTCTAACTGTAAGTGAGGTGATTATCCTACGCTGATTACCTAGGGTACTCTTCATAGTAGCTATTGAGGAGTTGAGAAACTTGATTGATTCATTTTTGCCCTTGAGTGAGATGATTAAATCGCTACACTTCCTTTTTAAATTCTTATTCTCTTCTGTTTTATACCCCAGCTTGAAAGCTAGAACCAATAGGGCGATTGTAGCCACCACTGCATAGATTAGCGAGATTTGCATAGATATTGTCATAATTGCAACCTTATTATACTACTTGTTAATTTAAACGACAACCTGATGATGTATTGCCATCATGGTGCCGAGTGTAAAATCAGCTCTCATGGGGTCGTTTTTATCCCCATCACACAATCTATCACGTATTTGCTCGAGCTGTTCTAGCCTCTTGGTGGTCTCTTCATCCTCTTGATAGCCACTATTAGCTATTTGCTTGAAGAAATCGCCTAGTGCCTTGTTGTATTTGTGCGTCATTCTACCTCCTTACTAATATTTAACTTGTTAATAATATTTATTTCATAACCTCTACGCCCTAACTCAGCAAAGCATCCATCCAAATTTATTAAATCCTTAGTGCTAGAGCAGTCGTTTATATAAATAATGTCATACAGTTCCAAGGTTAAATCCTTGAGTTGTTTAAATGTCATGTCTTTAAATGTCATGGTGTCCTTTCTAGTTAATATTATCAGGCAGTTTAACAACATGCCCAGGTTGTCCGTTGTGGCTCATCACTCACAACCCACTCATCCCGCTTGTATCCTGTTCTATGCAACTAACGCCGTAGCAATTAATTGTTAATCTATTCTAAATGGCATTATAACCAATTCAATATCTTTCAAGGTTCCAGTGATTGCCTTCAAGCTGTCTTTGTTAAAATCAAGCTTAATGTGGCTATCACCATTCTTCTTCATGACTTTGACTAGCTTTTCTAGAACATTAAGCCCCAACCCTACAGATAAATGAGTGTTGCCCGTTGGAATGATTTTCTTATAATCGGGATATTCAAGCTCTAACTGGTCGAGTACAGTAACAGTTTTGAAGTCTGTTATTTTCCCGCTTTCTATATCTAGAAGATGATTCTTCTTCATTTTAGCAATGGGCTGAGCGTCAAGCTTGATTGGCTTGCTCTCGCATGGAGTCTTAGCCAAGATAAAGCCATCGGTTGTTACTGCCTCCTTGCCTGTGAAGTTGACGCAAGTCAATGCTATTTTATAGCTTTTATTGTCTACCACTTGGGCGATAGCTATGATTTTATTTGTCATAAAAATATAACCTTTCATCGTGCCACCTGTAGCCAGTGGCATTCATCTAATTGCTACAGTGAGGGGCACAAGTAAGCTTGCACCCTTCATCTAGTAACTAGCTTTTTATCTCATTAATCCAGTATTCAATCACATCCCAATTGACCCCGATATTAGCGTCATGATTATATTGAACCGCCTTGAGCACATCATGTTAGTTACTTGCATTGTGCCTCCTTTAAATCTTCATTGATACTTGTGGAAATCTCATGCCAGTTGACATCTGATATAAATGCCATGGCGTAGTCAACCGCTAACCCTGAAAACTCATCATATTGGGTGATTGTATTTTCTGCGTATTCCTCGAGCTCATAGGCTGTCACCTCGTCCCTGTCTTCAAATATGTCAAGCGGTGAGTCAAATATCTCAAGCTTGATTCTCCATGTTGGGTAGTTTGCCCACCCATTATATTTTTTGTCTGCCATGTTGGCTCCTTTCGACTGCTTTGCAGTCATTTATATTATTGTTGTTATATCTCTGTTAATAGCCACTCGTGGAATGTTTTGGGCACACCGCAATTTGTAACTTTCTTGTATGCCTCAATGAAGTAACCAATATAGGTTTTGTAACCCTCTAGTGCTTCAAGGTGTGTAATTTTGATGTATCTGTCTGGGTCGAGTGATACTAGCTTCTTGTAGAATGTTGTCATTGCTGTTGCTCTTCCCAAGCTGTGACCAATTCAATGATACGCACATCATCCAAGCTATAGCGTTGGGGGTAAACTGTATCTAGTGCCTCTTGGCTGATTATTGGGGGTTGATTCACAATTATATTGTGAGGGGGTAGCGGGACATTTAACATGTTGACCTTTCATCTATTCATCTAATAATAAGTAGACTATACCATAAGAGTAGTCATTTGTCAATAGTCTGTTATGTACCTTGTGGCTATATTCAATGGGCTGTAAGTAGTGGGTGCGTAGGTGGGGTGTGAGCTTGAAGCGTGGGACTTAAGGTCACAAACTACTATATTACTCATACCATGCTACATGTTGCTAGGTGCTCATACCATGTCAATTGGGTGCATGTGCCCTGTTGCTAGTGGCTAGTTGCTTGTTGTTTGGAGCTTGTAGCCTGGTACATGTGTCGCATAAGGTATATTGTGCGACATGAGACATAGTTTGACCCCCCCCACCCTCGACTATGGATGTTAGGAACCCAGGGGCCCCTCACTGAGAGTGACACAAATCTCCAGCAACATTTTGCCCCAGACATTGCAACATGCCTCAAGCTGCTTGGCTAGCCTGTAACTTGTTACTAGTTTTTGGAAATCTATTGATTTTTGACTCGAGATAAGAGGGTACCCCCCTTACAGTTAAGAGAAGAAGATGAAGCTTGTAGCTTCGAACAATTACATTGGCGTAAACAAGATCATTACTCCTTGTATCAAAGCCACCTGAGACTTTTTCACTCAGGGGGAGAGGGCCTAACCTATTGTTCAAAAGGGCACCTCTCACTTTCCCGCAGGTCCAAAGCTTATTTCCGACTTTCCAGAGTGCTGTCTGGAACGCATCAAGTTTTGGTTAGGCTACTTTATTTGGGTTAAGTCGATTCAGCCTATTTAAACCCCCAGACTCATTATCAAAAAGACAAAACCTAGCTACTCCTCCCGCAGTAACTAGGTTCTATTTTCTTAAATTTTATAAAAGAATTTCTCATTGCTCTCATTATTACACTAAAAAAAACGAGGTGCAATATTGACAAAAAGTATTGACAAACGCCTACTCTTATGAGATAAACTTGATTTTTTTTATTCTTGCAGTTTATGCAATAATAAGCAATTTTGCTATAAAAGCGAAAAAGCGAGTGTAGCATCACTCGCAATTTCTATTGGGGGTATTGTTATTATACACCATAGTATGTGTAATTGCAATAATGCTGGGTTCGTGCTATGTTGACATTATGGAGTTTTTAGGATTCATTATAGAGTTTTCTCTTTTTTTAGGGAGCATCTATTTAATTATAATTTGGACAACAATGAGGAATTAACATTATGCCTAGAGGTAGCCACGGCAGAAAATTTGGCCGTAAAATACTAACTAGTCCCAAGGTCAGGGCACATATTCAAGAAACTAGGAAAAGGAAATTAACTCTCAAACAAAAAAAGTTTGTGATTGAATATCTAAAAACTGGTAATGCTACTGAGGCTGCTCGAGTGGCTTATGATGGCAAGGAGAAGTTTAATTCTAATTTGGGCCATACTATTTTAAAGCTTCCCAAGATTCAAAAGGCTCTTGATATTGCACTCAAGAAAATGAACCTAGATGAAGATTTTGCGGTTGGAGCTTTGAAGGAAATTATTGATGCGGGGAGCAAGAACCTTTCTGATGCTACTCCAGCCAACGCCTTGAAAGGTATTGAGATGTTCTTGAAAGTTAAAGGGTATTTAGGTACTCAAAGAAACAAATCTCTTGAGGATTCAATCGAACAAGCTGCCGTTAAAATGACAGCGACTGAGTTGAAAAAAGGTTTGAAAAAACTTGATGAACAGCAACGAGAATTATTTGCAATTATGAGGGGTGATGCCCAAGAAGCGGAGGTAATAAATGAACATAACTAACATGTCCATCGTTGAGTTCAACGAAAATATATCCAAAAATATTAATGATGCCAAAAATGGCGAAGTTATTTACTTGACTCAGAGAAAAAAGCCAGTCGCCGTCTTGTTGGGAAAACAAGATTTTGATATTGTGATGAGTAAAATGGTAGAAATTTTAGAGGAGGACAATGATATTAAAAATTAATAAAAAGGAGTAATATGCCTGAAGAAAAAATGAAAAAACTAGGAAAATTTAATTTAATAAGTGAGGCAACATGCAACTTAAATTGCGATTGTGGTTGGAACCTTCATGTTGGAGGAGAAAATTTGGAAGATTTAAAAAAAATTAAAAAGTTTTTGGAAACATTAAAATGACGAAGAAAATTAGAGGCAAAAAAACAAAATTTGCTAAAGCTTCTCAGACCACCATGGGTTTTTGTGAGGCTTGTAATGACCAAACAGAATTAACCTTGTTTGAAGATAGGTGGCTTTGTGGAGAATGTATCAAGTATGGAGAAAGAAAATCTCCCAACAAGCTTGGTCGAAACGACATGAGCTTTGGGTCAAATTTTTAACTATGTCATTTAACGATTACCTGAAAGGCAAAGTAGAAGCCGACAAAAAATCTAAAACAGTTATGGAGCAGGAGCGTTCTTTGGTAAAAGCTAAGGGAGCTGGTGGTGAGTATCTGGATGAGGTTGGCCAAATAGATGAGGACAAAGCTGCTGAGGCTGTGGTTAAAGTTCAGGGAGAAGTTGATAAAGTTGAGGCTCAGGCTCATGAAGAAGCCATGGAGGAAATGGACAAGAATCGTCAAACCAAACTTCGCTATACCATCAAGCTTGGTGAAGCTTTTTACAAGATTTGTCAAACAATTGACTGGACAGATAGGTTCACCTGGAAAATCGGCCTGGTTGGAGAAGAGAAAATTAATCTCACTTTTAAAGATAGGGAAACTGGTAGGGGCTATGGGCAAGGAATTATAATTACTGGCCAAAGTTTTTATGATTTAAACGCTCTCCATATTCTTGCTACTCGTTGTGAAAATACTGTGGATAAGATTTCTGGCCGTATGGCTGATAAAGACCATGTGAAAGATAGTGGAATTTGGGTCCCTGGACAAAATAAAATTGTAAACTGAAAATATTAACATGGATGAACAAAAACAACAACTTGTCAAGCTTTATATTGAAAAAAAGAAGGCTATTGAGGAATTAGCACAACAAGCTTATCTCAATGACCTTTTTCTTTTTAATAAAGAAATTCTCCAAGTAGAGCGAGGTAAAGATGATTCTGGTAGGCCTAGAGCTAAGTTAGTTGAGGACCAACAGGAGTTGTGCGATTTTGTGCAACATGGCACCAAGAAATTTAAACTCATCCTCATGCCCCGTGGCCATCTCAAGTCCACACTAATTACAGTGGGTTATTCTCTCCAGAGAACTTTGAAAAATAAGAATGTTCGTATTTTGATTGGTAATGCTACTTCCAACATGGCTGAGGCTTTTCTTCGCCAGATTAAAAACCACCTCAAGTTTAACAAACAAATTCATAAGTATTGGGGCGATTTAAGCACTGATGTTGCTAAGTGGACTGACAACATGGTGCAGTTTAAGAGTAAAGAATCTTTTAGAGCTAAAGAAGTGAACCTGATTGCTTATGGCTTGGGAGGTTCCCTTGTTTCTCAGCACTATGACTTGATTATCGTTGATGACCCACATAACCGAGAGAATATTAATACCAAAGAACAGATTGAAAAAGTTAAATATGCCTACAAGGATTTGCTCGATTTGCTTGAGCCAGGTGGGGAATTGATTGTGATTGGTACCCGTTGGCATGATGATGACCTCTACGGGATGCTCATGGACAAGAAAAATCCAGAATCAAGAGAGTTTAGTGTGTTTCACCGCCGAGCTATTGCTAATGCCGTCATCGAGAGGGGTGAAAAAGGAGGTTATGTTATCACCAAAGGTAAAATTCTCTGGCCAGGGAAGTATAGTAAGGCTCATTTGAGTGGACTTTTGAACAAAAAAGGTTTATATGACTTTTCCTGCCAGTATCAAAATGAGCCAATTGATGATGAGTTGGCCGTGTTTAGGCGTTCTTGGTTCAAAGATTATGATGAAACTGAGATGAAGAACAGAAAATTAGTAAAGTTTACCGCAATTGACCCAGCTATTTCACTCAAGGAGAGAGCAGATTATACCGCCATTGTCACTATTGGCATGGATATTTGGGAAAATATTTATATTCTTGAAGTAAAGCGTGGCAGATACAAGGAAAAAGAGATGGTTGACGAGATAATTGCCACTTATCAGAAGTTTAATCCAGTGAGTGTCTTGATAGAAACAGTTGCTTTTCAAAAAACGCTGCAAAATTATATTGCAAATGAGGCTAAAACGAGAAAAGTTCACATGCCGATTCGTGAAGTGAGGCCCGAGAGTGGAGAAAGTAAAGAAAAGAGAATACGTTCTTTGCAGCCGTATTATATGCGTGGTAACATATATCATAATAGTAACCTTGATTTCAATGACTATTTGGAAGATGAATTAACTAGATTTCCAAAGGGTAAGCATGATGACTTGGTAGATGCCCTAGCCTATGCAGTCGCAGCCGCTTTCCCTCCCAAGAAAAAGGGAAGGAATAAGAGGAAAAATAGATACTTATATTAAATATGTCCAAACCTACTCCTAAAAAAAAGAAAGAGTACAAAATTCGTTCAAAGTATCAGCCAGAGGGCAATGAGCTTTTAGATTTGCAATATGTTTATGAGCGAAAGCAACAAATGGGTGATGCTCGAGCTAAATATGAAAAAGATTGGGACCAAGCTGATAGACAATATGAAATGTTCAGGGAAGAAAAAACTGATGACGATTGGCAATCAAATATTCCTGTTCCAACTACTACCGCCATTGTAGAATCACAACTCTCCGAAATTATTGACCAGAATATGAGGCCCAGATACAATCCTCGTGGATTTGAGGATAAACCTCGGGCTGTTGTTTTTAACGAGGTCTCTGATTTTGCCTGGGAGGTTGGCCGCACTGATTTGGAAATTTACAAAGCTGTTAAAGATGCTTTGATTCGTGGGACTGGTATTTTGCAAGACTACTATCGAAAAGAAAAACGCATGTGCCAGTGGTTTGACAGAATGGATGATAAAAAAGGTGCTGTTTATAAAGATGAGGAAGTTATTGATTATGATGATTTGTTTGCAGAGACAGTTAAGCTAGAGGATTTTTGGGTTGATGAATTTGCCAGGGGATTCACTGGAGCATTTTCTGCTAAAGAATGTGTCCGTAGAACTCTCATGGATATTGATGATTTTAAGAATTTCTTTCAGGGTAAAGTTTGGGACCCAATGGATAATGCTAAATATGTTGAGGCCAAGGGTGGAGACACTAATTACTATGAATTTTACAAACCACCAGAGGGAATTGATAAAACTCGACAAGTTGAGGTTCTATGGTTCTGGGGCATGAGGCCTACTCCTGGTAGGGATAAATATTCTGACCACATGTTCGTTGTTGCTAATGATGTGATGATTGTTCATGGGCCCAATCCATACAATCACAAGAGACTTCCATTTGTTAGGGTCGTTGATATTCTTCGCTCTCACCACTTTTATGGTACAGGTGAAGCTAAGCTTTTGGAGTCGATTCAAGAAGAGCAACAAACTTTCCGCAGGATGGTGATTGATAGGAACCACTTGGATATTGACAAAGGCTTCTTGGTTTCTAATCGTGAAACGGAACTGGATGATGAAGATGTTATCTCAAGGCCACACATGCTGGTGCCAGTTGATGACGTGGATAATGTTAAGGCCATTGAGTATGGTGATATTTCCAGAAGCACTTTCCTTACTATGGATAGGCTCGATGAAGATGCTGTCAGAGTTACTGGTTATGATGACCGAATGCAGGCTGTTTCAAAAGCGACTACTGCTACAGAGTCGGCTATTTTGAAGGAAGCTACTCTCAAGAGGTTGCGTTCAAAGATTTGGTTACTCAGGAATCTTACTACTTACCAGATGGGATTACTCAGAGAATCTAACATTAGACAGTTTTATACTATTCCAAAAGTTGAAAAAATTCTTGGTGAAAAAGGTAGTAAGAAATATAAGATGGCTGTTCGTGGAGCTTATTTGAAAGATAGATTGAGAATGGTTGATGGTGAGCCACATGAGGAAAAATATCGAAAAATCAGAATGGACAACAAGATGCTTGTTCCAACTGAGAGCGGTATTCAGGTTAAAAAAAGCAAAGAAGCATTTTTCTTTGAAGCTTCTCCAGAGCTTATTAATCCTGTACATGGTAGATTTGACGTTAAAATTGAGCCATCTCCAACTTTGCCTGTTTCTAAACCTCTACAACAAGAGAAGGTTTCACTCATGTTTGACCGCCTTATTCAAGTTGCCCTTGGCACTGGAGCTTATGACCCTATTAAGTTGGGTGATGCTTTGGCCGAGGTTCATGACTTTGACCCAGATGAGTTTAAACCAGAGAAGTCAGTCAAGGAGAAATATCAAGAGGGAGTGGTTGAAAAGTCAATTGAGGTTGCTACCATTGAAAATCAGCAAATGTCTCAAGGTAAAGAGATGCCTTCAACTCCATATGCACCAGAGAAACATACCGAGGTACATATTGCATACATCAACAGTCCTGAGATAATGGAACTTGAAGCAGATTCGCCAGTATTAAATAATATTACTAAGCACGTTCTTGGGGAAATTCAAGCTCAAGAACACAGAGCACAGTCGCAGCAGGGGTCTGGAGCATCTGAGTTTTCTTATAGTCCACCATCGGGTCCAACCGCAGTGAGACAACAGGGAAATTCAGCAGTTCCGCAAAAAGCACAGACTCAACAAACTGCTAATACGATGGGTGCCGCATTTTAAAGAAAGGAACTTATGGCAATAAAACAAAAACCTGCCCTAAACCCAGAACATTTACAAGCTATGATAAGGCTTTCCTCTTATCCAGAGTGGGAAATTTTACAGGAAGTGATGAGCAATAGGGTCTATAAAGACAAAAATTCTATTGTTTCCTATCCAGAAACGGAGCCAATTAAGTTGGCAACCATGAAAGCGTTCTATCGTGGTCGCATTTCTGCCATGAATCTCATTAAAAGAGAGGTCAATGGTGCCGTTGTCGCTTTGGAACAGCTTGAAGCTAAAGAAGATAGCCCTAAAAAAGAAAAAACTAAAAAATAATGGATATAAAACAGTTTTTGGAGATGATTTTTGGTGTTTTTGACAAAAAAGACGACCAAGAGTTGTTGAGTCCACTTCCAGAGGGTCATACTGATAGTGTTACTCCACCTCCAGAGAAAACACCAGCTCCAGCTTCACAGAATCCAGCTCTTGATGAGTATATTTTTGATGCTACTCCTTATGGAGAACAAATTGCCCAGCCTTCCCCAGAAGTTGCGGGCGTTTTACAAGAATATTTTCCAGAAGATGCTACTCGAAGTGCGGTTGTGGCCCAAACTGAGTCTGGTTATAACCCAGAAGCACAAGGGGTGAACAAAAACAAGAGTGTTGATACTGGTCTTTTTCAAATTAACTCAGACACTTTTAAAGATTTCATGAATCGCAAAAAACATGTGCTTGAAGAGTATGGAATTAACAGTTACGAGCAAATGAAGAATCCAATTTTTAACGCTGCTATGGCTAAAATTATTCAAAAAGAACAAGGCTGGAATGCCTGGTATGGCCCTAAAGACAAAGGATATAATTTGAATCCTGATATTAAAATTTGACATTGCAATCTATTTACGTGATAATACTTTTAGTGAATACATTAGAGGAAACCCTATTGGCGTAGGGGCCTCACCATTCGAATGTAGGGGAACCCAAGGGGCCCAAAATTACAGAAAGGAATTATATGCCAGAAGATGTTACACCTAAAAATGCGGACCCAAATCCAAATCCAGATGCCGACAAAGGCTCGGGAGATGAAGGAGGACAAACCACAGTAGCACAACCCACCTCGCCCAACTCCAGTCAGGGCGGAGATAAAGGTCAACCAGACTGGTACGATGGTTTAGATGCTGAGGGTAAAGCCGATGTATCTGAACAAGCTCAAAAACGTGGCTTCAAGAGTATGAATGATTTTTGGTCTTCCTATCGGGAGGCAGAAAAAAAGATTTCTACTCAAGGAGGAAAACTTAAGGATGCTGAGAGGTTTGAGCAAGATGTCGCACCTATTTTGGATGTCATCTATCACGACGAAAAACTTCTCAACTTAATTAGAAATAAGCTTTCAGGAAAACCTATGCCACAAAACAACAACAACGATAATGGCGACAATAAAACGCAAACAGATGCACCAGTAACCGATTCAGCCGCAAGGGGTGTTCTTCAAGGACAAATTGTAAAAGATTTCGAATCTACTAAAGGAATTAACAATTTAGACGAAGAGACCCAAAAGGAAGTTAGAAAAGCAATCGGCAAACACATGGGCAAGTGGGTAAAACCTGGCGAAACAGTTCCACTTGAAAAATTAGGCGACTTTTTACAAGACGCTTATGATGTCGCAATTAGAAGAGATAAAAAGTTAAAAGATACACTCGAGGCAGTTAGGGGAGGCAATAAAAATGCCAACGCTGAACTTTCTTCACAATCTGGCGGAGGGTCACAAAAAGATGGTGACATAAAACTTACTTCACAGGAAGAAAAGGTTGCTGCTAAAATGCCAGGAGGCCGAGAGGCTTACGTTCGAGGTAAGAAAAAAATATTAGGTATTAAATAATAGGAGGACTTATGTCTTTTGAATTACATGGACACCTTTTAGGTGCCGATAATCCAGTGATGGTCCACCAAATTATTGGAAATTCTAAAACTATTGCTGTTGGTGAAGCAGTGAATACTTCCGCAGGTTACGCTCAGCGTTGTACTGTTGGTAGTTTAGTTCACGGCATCGTTATGGCTATTGTTAATAAGGATGGTATTGATTTAGATAATGCCAACACAGATTCATATGATGGTACTTGGACTCCAAGCACTAAAACATATGTGTCCGCCTCTGACAATACCAGTGATAAAAAGGTTAAGGCAATCGTTTGTAGCGACCCATTTGCATTGTTCAAAAACACTGCTGATGGAGATTTAACCGAAGCAATGAGATTCCAATATCATGATTTGGTAAGTGCTGCACAAATTAATGCAGATACAAATACTGAGAGCAAAGGTGCTCTCCAGTTCTGGAGATTATCTCCTGATACTGGTGACGCTGCTACTCAGGGATTATTTAGAATTGGCGAATGGGCAGGTTTCCCATACGCTCAAGTAGCTGAATAACAAAATTTATTAAGAAAATATTATAAGGAGGTAACATGGCTTTACGACAAACATTTGCAGACCTGTTAGAGCCAGGATTTAGAGAGATTTATGACGACCGCTACAAGGAAATTCCTGAAGTGTTTCCGCAAATCTTTCATATAGAATCCTCAGATAAGCAGGATGAAAAAGATTCTGCCACTTCTGGATTCGGTTACTTTTCTGAGACTGGCGAAGGCGGTAATTTAGCTTATGAAGACCCTGTACAAATGTACGATGTCACATACACTCATAAGAAATATACCAAAGGCTTCAAAATTTCAGAAGAAATGTATGAGGATGACTTGTACAGAATTATGAATAGAAAACCAGGCCAATTGGCTTTGGCCGCTCGTAGAACTGCTGAGTATTATGCCGCATCCGTGCTAAATAATGCTTTCAGTACTACTTTTCAAGGCGGTGATGCCAAACCTTTGTGTTCTACTTCTCACCCACGTGCTGACGGCGGGACCGCTCAATCTAATGCTAGTGCTACTAGTATTGCTTTGAATGAGACCAATCTCGACACAGGACTTCAAGCAATTGAAGGACAAGTTGATGACAAAGGGATGAAAATTGGTGTGGAGGCTAAAACTCTGGTTACAGGGAGAGCACTTAGGAAAACTGGAGCAATCCTTTTGGATTCTGATGGTAGACCTGAAACTGCTGATAATGACCTAAACTACTACCGTGGTATGGGCATGAAGCAGGTTGCTTGGCACTATCTCACTAGCTCAACCTCTTGGTTCTTGCTAGATGACATGGTTCACCTGTTGACTTGGTTCTGGCGTGTTAGACCTGAGTTCAAACAAGACAATGCGTTTGATACTGGCATGGGTCTATACAAAGCTAGAATGCGTTTCTCTAAAGGCTTTTCCGATTGGAAAGGTGTTTGGGGTTCCCAGGGCGATGCCAGTGCATTCTCAAATTAATAAGTAGTATGAAATAAAGGAGACCACATTATGTCAAATGGAACACATTTTCAAAAATTTAGTGGTCGTATTCGTACTGCTACAACTCCCCCATCTGCTCCAAAGCTAGGGGAAGTCTATTACGATACAGCAACCAATGCGTTCATGGTATACAACGGAACAACTTGGGTCGGTCAACTAATGACCACATCGACAAGTACTTCAACATCGACTTCAACATCGACTACAACAAGTACTTCAACAAGTACAAGCACGAGCACGAGCACGACAACTAGTTAAATAGTAACTCTGTAGGGGAGTGGAAATTCTGCTCCCCTACTTTGCGAAAGGTAAAATTATGAGAGCTATAAAAAACCCTCACATAAAAAAAGTTCAGGTAGTTTATGGACCTGATGGAGCTGGAACTATATACGAGATTGAAGCTGGCAAAACAATGCTTTTCCCAGAAGAACTATATGTGATAGCTGACCATTTTTTAGCAACCTACGGATTTTTACAAGAGGTTAAAACTAAAGAAACAAAAAAGGCTGATTCAGCCATAAAACATATTTGTCAATATTGTCAAAGAGATTGTAAGAGCAAATTAGCTCTTGAAAAACATGAGGCAAAATGTAAAAAAGAACATAAAGACGAATCAAATGTAATTTCTTCAAAGGGGAAAATGGTCCCTAGAGAAATTGGCAAGACTCGTTCACAATTAGAAAATGAAGAATTTGGCAATTCCGATATGAAAGGAATTGCATCTGGCAAACCTACTAAGGAGAAAATTGGAAATAGGATTCAAAAAGTAGTTTATGATAAAGATGGTGTTGGCTGGTATGGAGATGGTGCTAAAGATGATATTGCCCCAACTCATTCCATGGGAAGTAGGCCAGGTAAATTTTAAAGGAGTATTATGATTACAAAATTATCACCTGTAACCCCAGCAAGAATTGATGCTACTGGAGTAATTGCTGTGGCTGGAAAAGAAATTTATAGCTTACATCTAGTTGCTGGTAGCGGAGCTGCCGCTACTGCTGTTATTGACGCTAGTATTGATGGAAATGGAACTGAGATTTATAAACTTGCTGCTATAGCAGGTGGAAATGATTCAATCGCTTTCCCACATCCAATCAAAATGGTTTCTGGTGCCTATGCAGTATTGTCTGGAAGTGGAGCAAAACTTTCTTACACTTCTGCTTAAAATTGAAGATTGACAATACTAAGTTTTTGATGTATGTTATTGCAAGAATGTAAATTGTAATAATAGGAATCAAATATGAAAAAAGTATGTATTGCTACCAATTTTAATGCTGCTGACCCAGCTTACTCTCTCAACAGAGTCGTTCAAGACCAAATTAAAATGCTTAAAATGGGAGGTTTTCAACCCGTTGTTATTGTTTCTGAGCATTTTAAACCGATTGAAGCTTACAAAGATGCTGAAATTAGAAAAATTCCTGCTGTTAATTGTCACAATGTTATTAAGAAAGATGATACTTTCGATGCTGATGTAGAAAAACTTTATGTTTCTTTAAAAGAACATTTAAAAGATATTGACGTTGTTTTAACTCATGACTATATTTATCAGCCAGCCGCTTTAAAACATAACCTAGCTGCTCGCAAAATTGCTGCTGAACTTCCAAATATCAAGTGGATGCATTGGATTCATAGTGCAACTGCTCCTTATACCCTGGCCAATTTGAGGCCATTCTTCCAAGAAGAATATTTAAAACTTATTGAAAAACCATTCCCAAATTCGTTCTATGTTGCTTTTAACAATATCTCAACTGAGTCTATTGCTAGAAACTTTAATGTTGGTGCGGAAAAAGTTAAGGTTGTTCCACATCCAATTGACTTAGCTGCTTATTATGGATTTGATGAAGTTTCTACCAGATTATTTAACGAGAAAGACATTGCTGGTGCAGATGCGGTATGTGTGTATCCAATACGCCTCGATAGAGGAAAACAGGTTGAGATGGTAATTAAGACCATGGCCGAGTTGAAGAAGATTAATATGAGTGTAAGATTGATTATTTTTGATTTCCATTCAACTGGAGGCGATAAGGTTTCTTATAGAGAAGAATTAAAAAACTTAGGCATTGACCTAAAGCTAAGTTCCAAAGAGCTTATCTTTGCCTCTGAGTTCGATGAATCGTGGAAAACCAGAGTATCTTGGGAGCAAGTTACTAAATGGCTTCAATATTCAAATGTTTATATTCATTCTTCTGTTAGTGAAACATATTCTCTTACTGCCCAAGAAGCTGGAGTCGGCGGAGCAGTCATGGTGCTTAATCAAGACTTCCCTCCAATGAGAGATATTTATGGACCTAATGCTATTTACAAGAAATATGCAAGTAATTGGGATGTGATGGCTGATTTGGCTGAGACTTATGGAAAAGATAGTAGAACCAATACTAAATATGGTCCAGACGATGCTCCTGAATATGCTCGTAAAGATTTTGAGGCTCGTTATCATCATGGGACAGCAGCTAAAATTGCTTATCACTTGAGATATGACCCAAGTTTGGCCATGCAGATTCACTTGAGAAAAAACAGGAATTTAAACGCAGTATTAAAAAATAACTTGGAACCATTAATTTATGCCTAAAAGAATTGAGACAGTCCCAACAATATGTAGTAGATGTGGCAATGATTTGCTAGGAGGAAAAGCTATTCTAAACTTGCCACATGAAAAAAGATATATTTGCTTTTGTGCAGTTTGTGCCAAGGGTCTTGATGTAGAGCATTTGTATGCCTTTTCAAAGTCTGATGTAGAAAAAGATAAAGAATTTTGGAACGAAAAAGTATGAAATTAGATAATGCAGTAGTCATCGGTGGAACTGGAATAATTGGCGGAGCCACTAGGAAGTTGTTTAAAATTGATGATTATTTTGCCCTCAATGATTCTACGATGACTCTCAAGGAAATTGCTGAAAAGAAGAGGTATGTTTTCCTCTGTCTTCCTACCCCTAATACTGAGCATGGATATGAAACTAAACATATTTTAGAGATTGTTAGGCAGATTGAGCAACTTGGAGGTGGTCAAAAAATTTACATTAATCGCTCGACTGTTATCCCTGGTACTACTAGGAATATTAATGACCAACTTGGTATTAAGTGCATGGTTCATAACCCAGAGTTTTTGACCATGAGGACAATTGGCCAAGATACTTTTAACCCTGACTTGGTAGTTGTTGGTAGCGATGAAATGAAGTCTTTTGGAGAAGAGGTTTTGGGACTTTATAAAGAAGCAGTTAAAAGTAAAGATACACATTATATACATACAAATACTGATACTTCTGAAATGATTAAATTGGCCATTAATAATTTTTATGCCATGAAGGTTATTTTCGGAGAAACTATTTATGATGTTTGTGATGGTGAGGAAAATCCTGCTGATTATGAAGTAGTCAAAGAAGCTTTGTACAGGAGAAAATGGATTGGTGAAAATCACCTTGATGTGGGATTGGATGGGAAACGTGGATTTGGAGGAATGTGTTTGCCAAAAGATAATAAGGCTTTTAATCGTAAGTTTCAAAAACCATTGTTACAATTAGTAGAGAAACTCAACTATGAATACGTTGCCAAAAAAAAATAAACCAGGGGTAAAAAAACCTCGATTATTTAGAAGTGACGAGTTTAAACTTAAAGATAAAGTTGGTAGAAATTTGCTTGCTATTAACTTTATTGAACACATTGGTTTTTACCCAGAGTTGTTATCTATAAGAAAAGTTCCTGGTAAAAATAATTCCATTGTTCTTGAGTTTACTGTTCCTGATGGTTTTGATGTTAAGAAAAAGCAGCAAGAATTGAAAGCTAAAAAAGAGCAACAAGAGTTGAAAGCAAAAGAAAATGCAAATAAGAAAGACTAACCGCCGTACATGGTCCAAGGGGAAAAAGCGATTTAGGCGTGAAAACGAAGGTTGTGGTATTGGAGATATTGAGAATGAATTTACTGGAAAACATGACTATCAGGGCAAAAGAATTTATGAGCACGACATTGTTTGTATCAGGAATTTAATTGAGCCGTCTGATGTAAAATACATAATTGTTGATTGGGACTATAAGAGAATGGGGTGGAATTTGGGCAAACATTTAAAACCGATGCACAGTATTTTGGTAGTAGGTAACGCTTATCAACATAGAAATAAAATACAGGGAGTCAAATTATGAAATTTTCAATTATTACCCCAGCTCACAATAGCGAAAAAACAATTAAAAGAAACGTGTTGAGTGTGCTTAATCAGTCTTTTACCGATTGGGAGCACATCATTGTTGATGATGGCTCTGTTGATGGCACGTTTGATGCTCTAAAGCCGTTTATAGAGAAGTTACAGCCTCGCCTTAGAGTCATAAAACACGACATTGCTAAACAACGAGCTTTTTCAAGAAATGATGGCATGAGAGCTGCCGAGGGTGAATGGATTTGTTGGCTTGATGCTGATGACTATTATCTTCCCTATTATTTAGAGGTAATGAATCAGGCTATTGAAAAATACCCAGATAAAAAGGTTTTTAATTTTGGAGGCATTGTTACTTGGAATAAGTGGGAGTCTCAAGTCAGAATGTCTAAGCAACATCTTAAATTAGAAGAGTTTAAGTCTGGTGATGTGATGAGCGGTGGTTTCATGTTTAAAAAAGAATGTTTGCAACAAACTGGCTTCTTACCAGAGACAAATGACCCATATGAATTTGGCCGTGAAATGAAACTTAGATATAGAGAAGTTGAGGCAATGTATGGCGACAAGGATGATTTGGGCAATCCATGGGGTGATGATTGGGCCATGTTCTATATGCTAACTCGACATTTTGAACCACAACATATTAATACATCCCCATATATTGTAGAAATTAGGGGTGAAAGGAAATTATGAATACAGACAATGCTGAACAAAAATGTTTGCAATTAAGAGGAAGGCTTTCTAAAACAATTGGAAAGTTAGAAACTTTAAAGGCAATGATGCCAATTCCAGCTCATGAAGAAATTAACATTGCTCTCAGACATGCTCAAGATGCTCGTATGAGAATCGGTGTAGCTCTTACATATTTAAAAGGTAATAAGCCTTGGGAGAACAGGGAATGATAGACATAGATAAAATCTTTTATAAATTTGAATCACTTATAGAAGCTAACATGAGTTTTCAACAAATTGCTACAATTCTTGAAATTGAAGTAACTAATGAAATGAATCAAAATATTAATTTTCCAAGAGCTTTTGTTTTAGTATTTAAAGAATTTATTAAAAAAGAAATAGAAAATGAAAAAACCAATTGATATTGTAATGACCACTTGGAAGCGAGAGGAATTTACTATTCTTGTTTTGAGAGCATTGCGAAAAAATACTAATTATCCTTACAGACTTATTCTTATTGATAATGGGTCTAGTGAAGAAGCAAGGGAAGTTTATGCAAGTCAATCAGATATTTACATCAAGCTTGATAGGAACATCGGCCTTGAAGCAGCTAAGCACTTGGGAATGCAATTTGTTGAATCTAGTTATTTTATTTCTACTGACAATGATATTTTGGTGCCTAAACGAATTGATAATGGAATGGACTGGCTTGAACGTCTTATCAAGCTTATGGAAGAGAATCCTGAGTATGGGGCGATTGCTCTTCGACCGCAAATTTTGGTCGGTACAAATGAGAAGGAGGTTTTTTCAGATGCTTCTAAGGATGTAACTGAATTTTCTCATGTGCCAGGGTACATGAGGATTATGGACACAAACCTTGTTTGTGGGCTTGGAGCCTGGAAAGATAAAAGAGAATTAAGAGGCCATGAAGAACTTTGGATTAGTAAACGAATGAGAGCAAAAAATTGGAAAGTTGGTTGGGCCACTAACATTAGGTGTTGGCACCTTTTTGGAGAAGATGGGAATTGGGGCTATGGAGATATGGAGGTAAAAGACCATGGACATAATCCAATTTGGCCAATGCCAGTGGATGATTTAAAACAAGTTACAAATGATTTTTTAGGAAATTCATGAAAAAACTGAATATAGGATGTGGACCAATAATACTTGAGGGATATATAAATATTGACTTTTATGCTAATGATGGAGTTGATTTGGCTCATGATGTAACAGATAAGCTTCCTTTTGAAAATGAGTCGGTTGATGAGGTTTTTGCTAAGGATATTTTAGAGCATGTATCTTGGAGAGTTTGGAGGCAGGTTTTAGATGATTGGAAACGAGTTTTAAAGCCTGGTGGCATTTTAAAGTTAAGGTTCCCTGATTGTGAGAGATTATTTGCGGAGTATTCTAAAAATAAAAATATTGATAGATTCTCTCAACTTCTTTTTGGGAATCAAGACAGAGATGGAAATTATCATTTTGTAGGGCTAACAATGGAAGAGGTTATTAAACAAATTGGAAGTGATTTTGAAGTTTTAAAGACTTGGTACGATGGTAGCAGAGATGCCAGAATATCAGCAGTTAAAAAAAGAGCTGTTGATGATAAGCCACTGGTAGGTTGGGAGCATCCAGATTACGGATATAAACTATGAAAATTTTATTAATGCCTAATTTTCCAGGTTGGGCTTTTGACCATATTGCTCAAGCGGTAAAAAGATTTGGTAAACATGACTATGATATTAAATATGAGTGTGACTATCGAAAATATCGAGGAAAAGATTTGCCCAAAGAGGAACTTGATTTTGACCAATATGACAGAATAATATTGTTTGCTCCTTGGATGAATTGGAAAAATATTCCTTATGAAAAAACCATTTGCATTTTTCACGAGCAGTTTGAAATGGATGGCTATGATACTACTAAGTACTATCGAGCCTTTGTTACTTCTGATATTTCTTTTAAGCATATTGCTTATAGGGATAATGTGAAAAAAGTTCAGGCTGGTGTTGATTTAAAGGTTTTTGAGTGGAAAACAGTTTTTGGAACAGTCGTGATTCCCCCCAATCCTAGAGTGGGCTGGGTTGGAGCTATGTCTGGCCATAAAGAGAAAAAAGGATATGAGGAATTTTATTTGCCACTAGGGAAACACTTTACTTTAAAGCCACATTTGAAAGAAAAAGATTATGTTAAAAACCATAGTGATATGGCCAATTACTATTCTCACATTGATGTTTTAGTTTGTACTTCATCTTGGGAAGGTTATCCAATGCCTATTATGGAAGCTTCGGCTATGGGGATTCCAGTTATTTCAACCAAGGTTGGTGTTGCTCCAGAGATACTTCCCTCACATCAAATTGTGGAAAGAACTGTTCAGGCATTTGTAAAAAGAATAAAAGACAGGGAGTTTGTTATCCCAAACATGAGCAAGTGGGATTGGAATATAAAAATTAAAAAATGGGAAGATGCAATTAAATAATCTTAATTTTAAATATCTTTACTTAAATATAGGAAAAAAACCTATTATTGGAAAAAATGTTAAAGCCCCTGGTCTTGAGGGGGTAATAGATTGTCAAGGGCAAGTTACTATTCAAGATGAGGTTTTCTTTGGTCATGGTGTTAAAATTCTTACTGGCACTCATGATATACGTTGTTTGGGAATTGATAGGCAGCAAGCTATTGGCTCTAAGCCAGTAACTATTGAGTCTGGAGCATGGATAGCTAGTTATGCAATAATTTTACCAGGGGTAACTATTGGAAGAAACGCAGTAATTGGAGCAGGAAGCATAGTCACTAAAGATGTTCCATATAATGAGGTATGGGCAGGAAGCCCAGCTAAAAAAAGAAAGGATATATTTTTATGATAATAGGAGTAGCAGACCCAAACAAGTTTAAATTTTCTCAGCAACTAATAAGTCGCTGGGAGGCTCAGGGACATACGGTGCATAAGCACATTTGTAACCTTGAAATTCACAGTGAGTGTGATGTGGTGTTTTATGATTTTGCCGCAGCTAATGTGGTTTATTATTCAGAGAAAATGCCAAGGCAAAAGAAGGTTATTGTTAGAGCTCTTGATGTTGAAAATTACATGAATTATTACGTGCGTTTTGATTGGAATAAAATTGATTATATAATTTTTCTAAACGAAGCTCATAAAAAAATGATGCAAAGTAAACCAGAGTGGAATTGCCCACCAGAGAAAATTAAGGTTATTCCCCCTGGAGTTAATATTGGACATTTTAAATTAATCGAGAAAATAAAACGACCACCTCACGAAAAGAAAAAAGCTGTTTTTGTTGGTAGGGCATGGATTGGGAAGAATATTGCTGGAGCAATAGACGTTGTTTATGAGCTCAATAAACTTGAGCCAGGAGCTTGGGACCTTCATTTGAGAACCGAGGGATATGACCCAAGATGGTGGAAAAAATATGCTCAATATAGGGCACAAGACCTTGGTTTTAATGTGATTATTGATGGGCCAGTTGATGATATGAACCATTACCTGAATGATAAAGACTTGATGATTGTTTCATCCTTTAAAGAGGCTTTTTCCTATGTTGCAGCAGAAGCTATGGCCAAAGGCATTCCTACTGTAATTAATAACTGGTTTGGGTCTAAAGAGGTTTGGCCAAAGGAGCTAATTTATAATACTCCAAGTGAAGCTGCTAAATTAGCAGTAGAACTTTTAAAAGCTCCACGAAGTTTTTTTAGAAAAATAATAAAAGATAATTATAGTGAAGATAAAATGTTTAAAGAAATAGATAATTTAATGAAATGATATATCGACTAGATGACTTTCCACAGGGAGTTGGTAATAACTTTGATAAATTCAAAAAAATTCATCAGCTTTTTAAAGCTAGTGGTAAAAAACTAACTTTATCAATGTTAATGGATATAGTTGTTAAAAGTGAACAAAGTGAGGCTATCCAATATGTAAAGCAAAATATTAATGATTTTGATTTGCAACTACATGGCTGGATTCACCTTAATTACGCACAGGAATCAGTTTCAGTTATTGAAGAGCATTTAATTAAAAGTATTAAGGAAATGGAGCGTATTTTTGGAGTAAGGCCAACTAGGTGGTATTTACCCTGGAACGGCTGGGATGATTGGGATGGATTTGGTAGAGTAGAGTTAGTAAATTTTATCTCTGAAAAATATGGAGTTTATGCAGACCCAGATTGTGTGGGAATTAGAGCGGCAGTAAAAGATGGTGTTTTGGCCAAAGCTGTTTTCTTTCACTTTTGGGATAATATAGAAGTTGAATTAATACCAGAATTATTAAAAATAAAGGAATTAACTATGAAAAATATTTTCAAACGAGAAGGATTTAATTTTATGAGAAGCAAAGGAAGGGCGGTGCTTCATTCAGAGGTTTTGCCAAAATTTGCCAGTTTCTTTAAAAATGGAAACAAAATACTTGAAGTTGGGACACATCGTTTTTGGAAATATAGTTCCTACTTTGTTAATCCTGGCCTTTTTTGTGATTTTAAAACCATGGACGTTCAACAAGTAACTGACCAAATTACTGAGGAAAATAGAACTGACATTGTTGGCAATATTTGTGACCAAGCTATTCCAGATAATTCATACGATGGTATTTTGTTTATTGGAATGCATGACAATATTAAAGACCCAAACGCTGCTTATCACAATATTAGCAGGATTCTTAAGCCTGGTGGAAGAGTTTTAATCGCTTTCCCTGGGAGCGGTGCCAAGTGTGGAGGAGAGCTTGTGGATAAAGACTCTTGGAAAAATTTTATTTCAATGTTTATAGTTGATGAAGTTAAATATGTTTATGGTCCAGAAGACCAAGAACGATATTCTGATGATAAAAATACTTCTATATTAGTTATTGCGAGGAATCCACGTGAAAACAATTAAGCTCAATAAGGTACCAGAGCCATCATTTAAAGAAGGTAGTTACTCTTATGTTTCCACTGATATTAAAATGGAGGATTATTATGGAGAAAATCGAACTAAAAGAAGGTTGGGCCTTAAAATTTTTATTGATAATTTTACTGATAATGTTAGGGTTTTTCTTTGGAAGAATAACAACTTTATGGATTGTACGAAGATTCAAAATCTATATGCTTTTAATGGGTTGGCCCCCAGAATTTTTGACGTAGTTATTTTAGAGACTCCAGAGAGAAAATACTATGCACAAGTTATTGAGGTTTTAGAAGATGATGAGCGTGGTATTTTTGACCCATCACTTGTTGAAAAGGTTCTTCAAGTTAGAAGTCGATATGGAATTTCAGTTGATTCAATTGACCCAAACCCTAATCACCAGTACAAAAAATATATTGTTGATTTTTCTCATTATAATTTTAACCAAGAAATTTATAAAACCTATCTTAAAAAATCATTTTCTGAAAATGTTACTTGGGGTAGTAACCCAAAGCCATACCAAACAGTAAAAGAGCTGAATATAGATGGCCAGAGAAATTTCTTAAGATTACAAGCATATAAGCTAAGTGAAATTGATTTTAATGGAAAAACTGTTATTGACTATGGTTGCTCTGGTGGTCACATGGCTCAAGAATGTTTGAGGCGTGGTGCAAAATATGTTGTTGGATTAGATTTGCCCAAAGTTATCATTGGAGCTTTTGAAATGTCCAACCACCTTGGATTTTTCAATATTGATTATTTTGGAGGTAATTTTGACCATAGGGGCCAGGATGTTTATTCCATGATTCAAAAGCTTACTGGTGAAAAACAATTTGATATTGTTCTTTATTTGAGTGTTCAACAGTTGGGTATGCCAGATTATTTACCGCAAATTATGCGGGAATACTTTTTCCTTGAAGGACATAGTGGCGACCACGAGGTTACTTACAGTGATAAATTAAAAAGTATTTTCGGCAAGGATAATGTCGAGTTTATAGGAGCAAGTCATGACCATTCAACAAGACCAGTTTTCCGATATTCAAACTAATTTGAATATTGAAGCTAACCCAAATACTACTAAGAAACAGGTTGAAAACACCTTTGTTATTCCCATCATTCGTCACGACATGATTGAGCCGATGCTCAAGAGTCTTTACAAATTTACTGACCCAGAAACTTTCAGAGTTATTGTAATTGACCAGTCGCCACTTGGGGTTTATGACAAGATTAAAGATTATGTTCATGTTTACTTGAGGCCATATAGAAACCTTGGATTTGCTAAGGCTATGAACACTGGCATAAGGTTATCTGAAACTCCTTTTGTGAGTTTGTACAATGATGATGTTGAGTTTATTAATAAGAAATGGTGGGAAGGGATTAAAGAAACTTTCAAGATGGTTGGGCCAAACTGCATGGGAGTGAACCCAATGTCACCAAAAGAGGCAGCTTGGGGCTATGGCGGGAAAGCACCAGAGGGGCGAATATTAACCGAGGATGGTCGTGGAGTTGTTTATCTTGATGAGCAAGGGTATAGGGTAGATTTGGAAAAAAGCAGGACTCCAGAGGGTTACGATTGGCTGATTAATAAAGTTCATGGCTGGATTGACGGCATTGCCATGTGGGGAACAACCATAAGGGTTGATTTGCTTGAAAAGGTTGGCTTATTTGATGAAAAGTTTTACCCTGGTGGCGGTGAAGATTATGATTTTAACGCTCGTTGCTATGACCCAGATTGGGGAGGGGGAAAATATCGACTTGTTGCTAGCTCTCGTTCTTGGGTATACCACAAGTGGGGCTCTTCTGGCTCACCAGATGTTTCTAAAGAGGCCAAAGAACAGTTAAAAGAACAAGGTATAGTTTTTGACAATTCGTATCGGTGGAACAATTGGACTTCTTTATGGGAAAAACCAGGCCACCATCCTACTGTTGCTCGAGGTAGGACCCATAAAATAAACACTGTCGAACTATAAAAGCTGGTGGTTATACCACGTTTAATGATAAGATACTTGTATAAAGTATCTTATTTTTTTGTACAATTTTAATGATAGATAAAACAAAATTCTCTCCAGAAGCATTAGAAAAATATATCCTTAAAGACAACACATTTAGCAGGGTTGAGAAAAGCGATTGGAGAGATAAGATTGAAGTTGAAATTGGTGATTCTAAAGAACCAAGTAAATTTTTTCCACAAGTAAAATTAATGCGTTGGGACAACGAGGTGAATTTTTCAGCTCGATTATTGGACCAAGAAGATAATTCTGTAGTTGAATCAAATGATGAAGAAATCAAGTGGGTTTCAAACAAAAGAGAAGCAAAATTTTATCAATTACCACCTTCTGAAGAATTAAGAGAAGGAGGTTATGAATTTGAGGTTATTTTAAAAGAAAAACCTAAATCAAATAAAATTCAGATGTCTATTGAGACTAAGGGGCTTGATTTTTGGTATCAACCAGAATTAACTCAAGAGGAAATTGATAATGGTCTTGACAGACCTGAAAATATAATTGGGTCATATGCTGTTTATTATAAAAATTGTCCTGCAAATTATGCAGGAAGTAAGCTGTATAGGGTTGGTAAAGCATTTCATATTTATAGACCAAGAATTGAAGATTCTAATGGTAATTGGGTTTGGGGAGAATTAAATATTGATGTTGAAAATAAAATATTGTCAGTTACTATTCCTCAAGATTTTTTAAACAATGCTGTTTATCCAATAAAACATGCTGCTGGACTTACATTTGGATGGACTGGCGAAGGTGCTTCAGGCCAAAGCAATGATGATATTTATGGGAGCTGGGCTACTGGTGGAGCAGGAAATGCCGATAGTATCAGTATTTTTGTTGGGTCAAGTACGGCTGATGACAACTCATGTGCTTTGTATAAAAAATCTGACCTTAGCCTTGTTGATTCTACTGAATCTGTAAAGGGCCCTGGTTGGACTCCAGATTGGATTGAATGTGATTTTACTTCTCCTCCTGCAATAACGGCGATTGACTATTGGCTTGTTAGTTGGTGTGAAAACAGTAGAAGTATTAAATTAGATACTGGGGCTCCATCTAATACATCAGCACAAGATACTTATAGTTCAGATAACTTTCCTACATATCCTGACCCACTAACTCCTGAATATTATCGAACTTTTATTTGCTCTATTTATTGTACTTATTCTACCGCCACAACAACTTCAACCTCAAGCTCAACCTCAACTAGTACATCTACTACTTCAACTTCAACAAGTACATCTACTAGCACATCGACTTCAACTTCAAGTTCGACATCAACAAGCAGTTCAACGACTACCAGCACAACTACATCAATAACTGAGGAATATCCATTTTCTCCAGAAATATATATCGAGGATAATGATATGAATATTATAGTAGATAATGCATTTTAAATTATGGCATGGTATTCAGGCTTTCTAAGAAGGCAAACAATAACTATAGATGCTACAAAGGTTCCTTCAACAGAGGCCAATATTCCTATATTGGTTAAATTGACTGATGATGCTAATGACTTATTTGCTAATACTAGGTCTGATGGAAATGACATTGTTTTTACCTCTAGTGATGGAGAGACAAAGTTAAGTCACGATTTAGTTGTTTTCGTTAATACTGAGGGCTCAGAAGAGCTTTGGGCATGGGTTAAAATTCCTTCTTTGAATGGTACAACCGACACTGTTGTTTATATGTATTATGACGATTCAGATGCTTCTTCAAATGAAGATAAGTCTGGAACTTGGTCAAATGGATTTGTATTTGTTGCCCATTTAACAGAGTCTTCAAGTCATTTTACTGATGCTTCTGGCCATGTAGCCGATTCCACTACAGAAGAAGATGAGGATAGAAATAATACTGGTAAATTATATGGGGCTAGAGCAGTAGAGATGAATGGTACTACTACAGTGCCTACAAAGATTATTTTTCCAGATGATTCAGATTTAGATATTACAGGCGACCAGACGCTTGAATGTTTATGTTATCCGACTTCATGGACAGCTACATATGAAGATGGGATGCTTACCAAAGCTACTGGTGCTGATTGGGGAGTTTATAATTTACATCATAAAGCGGCAAGTGGTTTTAGATATGAAGCTGCTGGCGAAAATGTTTTAGAATCATCTGCTTCAACTACGCTTAATACTTGGTACTATGTTGTTGGTAAATTAGATACAGATAATAACTTAATGTATGTTGTTGTCAATAATACAAGCAACAGCAAAGCTAATTCTGGTGCAATTTCAACAAATAATTTAGGGCTTCAAATTGGTAAACAATATTGGTGGTCATCTAATTACTCTCCTTGGATTGGTCTTTTTAACTTAATTCGTGTTTCTAATGCTTTTAGAAGTGCTGCTTGGGACACTGTTCAATATAACACGATGATGGATGCTGGTAATTTTTTAAGTTTCAGTAACCAAACAACAACTACTACTAGCACGAGTACTAGTACTTCAACATCTACCTCTACAAGTACCAGCACAAGCACTTCAACTTCTACCACAAGCACGTCTACTTCAACTAGTTCTTCAACTTCCACATCTACTTCTACAAGCACGAGTTCTTCAACAAGTAGCTCTACAAGTACAACAACCACTTCAACAAGTAGCTCAACCAGTACCTCTAGTTCAACGAGCACTTCTACCAGTACTTCCACTTCAACCAGCACCACAACAACTTCTACTTCAACATCAAGTAGTACAAGTACTACAACTTCTACTAGTACCAGCACATCAACCTCAAGCAGTACTTCAACTACTACCACTTCAACGTCAACATCGAGCAGTACTTCAACCTCAAGTAGTACCTCAAGTAGTACATCAACATCGACCACAACTACTTCAACTTCCACAAGCACTAGTACAAGTACCTCTACTTCTACTTCAACCTCTAGCAGTACCTCTACAACAACTACAAGCACTTCTACCTCAAGTAGCACTTCTACAAGTACCTCCACAAGCACTTCTACTTCAACTTCAACAACTACTACCAGTACTTCCAGTTCAACATCAACTAGTACTTCAACAAGTAGCTCAACAAGTAGCTCTACTTCTACTACTACTACAAGCACTTCATCTTCAACATCAACTTCTACCAGTACTAGTTCGAGCACTTCCACAAGTACTTCAACCACTACAACTTCGACCTCAACTTCTAGTAGTACTTCCACAAGCACAAGTACTTCAACTTCTAGTTCAACATCGACCACTACAACTTCAACTTCTACCTCAAGCTCAACGTCTACTTCAACTTCTACAAGCACTAGCTCGAGCACTTCAACGACAACTACTTCTACAAGTAGCTCAACTTCAACGACTACAAGTACAAGTACTTCTACTTCAACTAGCACAAGTACCAGCACCACAACAACTTCTACTTCAACTTCAAGCAGCACATCGACAAGTACAACCACTAGCACGAGCACTTCAACTAGTACCTCTACAAGTACAAGTACTTCAACTTCCAGTTCAACTAGTACCACAACTACAAGTACCAGTACCTCAAGCTCAACTTCAACTTCTAGCTCAACTTCAACAACTACTAGCACTTCAACTTCGACTACAACTACTTCAACCTCATCTTCAACGTCTACAAGTAGTTCAACTTCGACTTCAACCAGCACGAGTACTAGCACTTCAACTTCGAGCAGTACATCGACAAGTACAACTACAAGTACGTCAACTTCTACTACAACTACAAGCACAAGCACCTCATCTTCAACCAGTACCTCTACTTCTACCTCAACTTCTAGTAGTACCAGCACAACTACTACTTTTGATTATCCCGATGGTCCTGATATAATTGTTGAGGACGGGGAACCAAATATCTTTGTACAATAATATTAATAATAATTAGGATAAATATATGGTAGATTTTCCAACATCCCTAGATTCGTTAAGCAATCCAGCTAGTAGTGATAAATTAAATTCCCCAGCTCACTCTACTCAACACATCAATGCCAATGATGCTTTAGAGGCATTGGAGGCCAAGGTTGGAGTTGATGCTTCTGCGGTTGTTGCTTCTCAAGATTATAAAATTCGCAAAGGTCTTGGTATTCAAGCCAATACTCCTGCTGGTGGAAAAGTCACACTAAATTTAAGTTTAAAAAATATTCACAATGTAGCTTTGAATGCTGCGGCAATTACAATTACTCTTTCTAATGTTAGTGTTGGACAGGTTTTTGTTATCAGGTCTACTCAAGATGCTACTGGAAGTAGAACAATTACTTGGTTTAGTACTATTAATTGGGACGATAATACCGCTCCAACATTATCAACAACCGCCAACAAAACAGATGTTTTTGGATTTATCTGCACATCAACAGGTAATTACGATGGGTTTATTTTGGGGCAGAATAAATAAAATATATGAAAGAAAATATTATAGAAACAGTTTTTGTTATACAGGCTTATCAACGTGAACCAGTTCCAACTCAACTGGTGGATGTTTGTGTATTGGAACTTTTTGCACAAACTGAGGAGGAGGCTATTAAAAGAGCAAAGGAATTAATTAAAAAGAATTATTATAGAGTGGCTCAAATTATTGAAAAAAAAGAATAAAACATAATGTCAGACATCATAATACCATGGTACGGAAATCACGCTAGCATACCAAGCGGCTGGAGTAGATATACTGCTCTGGATGGTAAGTTTGCTAAGGTTAGTGGAGCTGAGGAGGCTGAGGTAACTGGTGGTAATTCTACTCATACCCACACTTCTCCAGCACACAGTCACGCTTTAAATTCTCACACCCATACTTATACTAGTGGCAATTCTACTGGCGGAACTGGTTCGTCTGCTTCTAGCAATGATGCGTCAAACAAAAGCCACACTCATAGCGGAACTTCTGGTGCTGCCTCTGGTGGGACTACAGATACTACGGCTGTTACCTATGGTGCCGCAAGCAATAACCCTCCGTATTTTGAGTTAATTTTTATTAAATCATCTATTAAACAAGTTCCTGTTAATGGAATATTGCTTTGGGACCAAACATCTGCTCCCTCTAATTCTAATTTAAAAGTAACCGACGGAAACAATTCTACAATTAATTTGAACAATAAATATGTTAAAGGGGCGGCTACTAGCGGAAACGCTGGTGGCACTGGTGGAAGCACAACCAATACTCATGATATTACCCATACACATACCACAAATACTCACACCCAAGGAGGTGCTACTACTGGAGGCTCATCTGGTGTAAATGGGGACAACAAGGTAATTTCTGGTTTAAATATTGGCGACCATACTCACAGTGCTTCTTTTGGCACTGGTACTGAGTCAATTAATTCTTGTGCTGATTCTCTAGTTACTGCTGAAACAGTTGAGCCAGCTTATAAAATGTTAATGGCTTATCAAAACAAAGCTGCTGCTGGAGTTAGTATTCCTATTAATGGAATTGCAATGACAATAGAGAGCGTTATTCCATCTGGATGGAAACTTTGTGATGGTGATAATGGGACTCCAAACCTAACTGATAAATATATTAAAATCACTACATCTAGTGGAAGCATCGGTGACACTGGTGGCTCAAATACTCATACTCACGCTGCTCAATCTCACTCACATACTTCAACTAGTGGCCACACTCATGCTGTTACATTTAGCACTATATCTGATAACAGAAAAGAAAATGAAGGGTCTGGAGCTCAAGACCTTGCACAAGACCACTCTCACACCGCAGCTACTACCGCTAGCTCAAACCCAGGATATGCTAGTGCAAATACCTCTGCTGAAAGCTCATCAAATGAACCAGAATATGTAGTATTAAAATATATCCAAAAGAAAACCAATGCTGGTGGGTCAGTAATATTAGCACTTATGGCAAAATAATATGAGAATAATAACATTTAGAAATCCAAAAATATTAGATGAGCCTTATACAATAGTCTCTACTGATTATTCAAGTGGAACAACTCTTTATGTTGAAGATAGTTCTAATTTTGCTGATAATGACCTTCTTTTGATTGGTGGCCAGGGTAATGAAAAAGCTGAGGTTACAGATTTAACAGCAACTCCTCCCAATGTTTCTTCGTTGACAATAACGGCACTTGGCCATGAACACGATGCAGATGAACCAATTCAAAAAATTCTTTGGAATCAATATGACCTTCAATTTAAAACTTCTGCTAGTGCTGAATGGCAAGCCTTAGTTACTTCTGGGTCATTTGATTGGGGCAAAGATAATACTACCTATGTTCATCAAGATGGTGATGCTACTTACTACTATCGCTCAAGATATTATAATTCTGCTACTGAAAAGTATTCTGGTTGGTCTGATACTACCCCTGGTAGTGGACTTACAAGAAGTCAGGTTGGTTGGGTAATTAAAAGAGTTAGAAAAAAAACTAAAACTGAAAATGATACCAGTGTTTCTGATAAAGACATCATGGCCTCATTCAACACTGTCCATGATATTGTCAGAGGTTTAAATAGGCGTTGGAAATTTTTAAAAGCTGAGTATGAGTTTTTAACCGAAGCAAGTGTCAAGGCTTATGATTGGCCAGATAATTATGACAGAGGCTACAGATTAAAATATCGACTTGATGATGGGACTACTGATAATGAATATTATTTAAGATACAGAACAAAAGTAGATTTTGATTCTATTTATAGAGACCAAGATGCTGACCCAAGTGACAATTTGAATCACTACACCATTGATGAGATTAATGAAACAGTCGAGCTTGGCCCTAAGCCTACTACTGCTGGATATACATGTACTCTTATTTATTTCAAGATTCTTGCAGACATAAATAGCTTTGGTGATGAATTGCCAATTCCTCTTTCCGACCTTTATATGCACTATGCCGCAAGTGAGGTGGAGGAAGATAAAAACAATGATTCTCGAGCTACTTACCATAAAAACGAATTTGGAAACATGCTCAAGATTCTTGAACAAATGAGGCTAAAAACTCCATACCCTAGAAGTTTCAAAACATTTAGAGGTAATAGGGCAATGGCTAATAGGTATGGTAGGTCTGGCTCTTACTCTGAATCAGACAGAATAAATAAGTGGTAATTAAAATATGAAAAATTGGGAAATATATCCTATCAGAGACCTTTCTGGAGGGATGCAAATGTCTGTATCCCCATTTATGGTTGCTGCCGATGAGCTTTATTTAATTAGTAATTGGGATTTAGAAGAGCTTGGGGCCTTGAGGAAGGTGACTGGATATGCTCAAAGAGGAAGTGATATTACCGATGCAACTGATATTGCTGGACTAGCACCTTTTTATTATGGAAATAATCAAAAAGAAGTTGTTGCCGCCGATACTGGCTCAGCAATAGACATGCACGTGTTTGACCCAAGTGACAATACCTGGACTGCTCAAAGTCTCTCTTTTACCACTGGCACAAGATTTGAATTTGCCACATTTTTAGATGGATTATTTGCAGTTAATAGAACCGATGCCTCTTATTTTTATAATGGAAGTGCTTGGAGTAGTGCAACAAATTTAAGCGGGGCTCCAAAAGCTAGATATGTTTTACCATTTTTAGATAGACTTTATATGGCCAACCTCGATGTGTCAAATGTTGAACATCCATCAAGAGTGGCAATTTCCAAGCTCCCAGATACAAGTTACAACATTACTTGGGACATGAGTGACACTGGACTTTATTTTGATGTTTCTCCCAAAGATGGGGATAAAATTAAAGGTCTTGGTAAGAATTTTAATCGTCTGCTTGTTTTTAAAGAAGAATCTTTATGGAGGTATGATACAAATACTCTTTACCAATTTCCTGGTGCTCCAGGTACAAACAATAGTCGAACAATTGTTAATGTTTTAGATTACACAATTTATTTTTATAAAGATGGTGTTTATGGAGTTAGAGGTAATGAGATTATCAAACTCTCAAGAGCCATTCAGCCAATTATTGATGGCGTTCAGTCAATTAATTTAGAAAGACTTTGTGCTTATAAAAAGGGTGATTATTACGTTATTTATTTAGATGATGTAGTAAATGAAAAAAAGAATATTAGTATTAATAAATGTATTGCTGTTTTAGATGTTGCAAGGATGAGGTGGAGCGTTGGGTCATTAGCTCATAAGCCAAGAGTTTTTGCCAGATATAGAGATGACCGCTCAGAAGTGACTTATGATGATACTTCATATGAGTATGATTATTCTGACAAAGCTTACGATGGGTTAGTTTCAGCAGAAGACTTTATTCACTTTGGAGCTAGTGATGGGAAAATATATCAAATTAGTGATGATGATAACGATTTTGATGGTACAAGAATCAGGTCATATTTTGAAACTCACAATTATTATGTAGCAGGGGTTCATGCTAGGGCATTATTTCAAGCGGTAAAAATATATGTTGAACAAGGAAAAAGAACCAGGCTTTTTTACAGTATTGATGATGGCCCATGGAAACCAATTTTAAAGTATAAGTCATTTAAAAAAGAGCTTTACTTTGAATTTGGTAAAGATATTGTTGGAAATAGAGTTAAATTTAAAGGAATTGATAGCAGCTCTGGTCAAAGTAACAGAGTGCTTGGATTTGATATATTTTACACACCATTGCCTAATTTAATTTAATATGAAAGAAGAAGAATTAAAACAACAAAATAATAGCTGGAGGAACAAATTTAATCCCCTTCTTGTTAAAGATGAGGATTCTAAAAAAATAAAAGACATGGACGATTTTATTGATGACACAATAATGAATCGACCGCTCCAGATTAAAGGATATGAACCAAGACATGCTCCTCTGGGAGAAACTGGTAAAATGTATTATGATAAGGAGAATAAGAAATTAAAACTTTATACTGATGAAACTGGCAAATATGCCGATGTAGGGTACACGACAACCTCTACATCTACAACGACAACTAGTACTAGTACAAGCACAAGTACGAGCACCTCGACAACCACGAGTACTTCTACATCTACAAGTACAAGCACTAGCACCTCAACATCAACTAGTACTACAACTACTTAATATGAAACCTTTTGACACATACATGGCCGAAAATGGGCAACAATCTGAACTTAACCGATTGAGGGAAAAGGGTGATGGTAGCTATGAAGCTGCCAAAAAACAGTATGATTCTACTGGTAAATATAGTGATGTTTCTGCTTCTTCTTCTGGGGTGAATATTCCTTCTGTTGATGACTACATCAAGACAATTTCCGATATGATGCCAGGTGCTCCTCCTAAATATAGTGAGGTTAATCCTTTTTATTTTGATGAAAAAGCTGCTGAGGAAATTTCAACGGCTGAGTTTGAGCCATATTATGATGAAATTCTTTCTGATTACTTGACGGATGTTAGCACTACTAAGGAAAGAATTGGTGAAGATAAAACAAAAATGGTAGCTGAGCTTCAAGCACAAGAAGATTCTTTTGTAGAACAAAATGGCAAAAACTTAGATAAGCTTCTTCGAGGAATTAAAGAAGGCTACTCGAGTAAAGGGTTATATTTTTCTGGTCTTAAAAATAGAGATGTTGCTGAAACAAAAGAAGAATCTCAGTCTGGATTACAAGATTACCTTAGAAAATCTGATTACAATGTTTCGAACACTGAAACGGGTGCTCAGAGACAACTTGAGGATATAGCCAAGGGTACAACTAGATTCCAGAAAGATACTGAAAGAGAAAAAACTGGTGCTATTGCTGGAGGTGTTTTGGGTCAAAGAGGAGAAGCTATGACTCAATATGATATTGGTAGAAAAGAATATTATCAAAATCCCGATTGGGGAAGTTTATTATAATTATGGCAGTACAAGACTACTTAACCGACATTCAATCAGCCACCGCTCCAGCCAAGGAGGGGGCTTCTGCTGCATCTGAAAAGTATGCAAAAGTTGCTGGTGATTCTGCTACTCTTTCTTTTAAATTGAAAGAAGCTTTGAACAAAAAGCTTGGCTACAATAAAGATTTAATTGAACAAAGCAACGATGCTATGTCTAGTTATTTTTCTGCTCCTGCTGTAGCTCGAGAGAAATATCAAGGTATTTTCAATCCTTTTACTAAAGGAAAATTAGTTAGTGAACATGTTGGCCAAGAACTTAAAGAATATTCAAATACCTCTGATTTACTTACTCAAAGAATGGGCGACGTTTCAGATGTTGTTGGAGAGGGTGTAGCTGGTTATCAAGGAGTTGTTACTTCGGCCAAAGCTCTAGCTGATTCTGCTCAAACTAAATATCAAAATGCTTTCAGTGAATATCAACAGGCTGCTGGTATGCAGCAACAGGCCGACCAACAAGAGGCACAAGAGAAACAATTAAAACAATCATATGAACTTGCTATGCTTCCTTATGAAAAAATGACTGCTTATCAAAAGGCTCAATTGGCTAAGTCTGGTGCCCCTGGTTCCGCAGAAGCTTTGCAGGCCAATGCTACTGCTGATATTAAGGGAAAAATGACTCCAAAAGATTTATTCGCTAAATATGGTGACAGTGTTGATTTCAGTACTTTGATGAGCACTTATACTCAATATAGTCCATGGGGCCCAGCTAATGAGAGTATGCAAGACCTTCGGGGAATGTATGACTCTATGGGTGGAGCTAATACTCAAGCTGTAAATAGTTACGTTGATAGAATTACCTCTGGTGATATGAAAATTACCAATGTTCCAATGGCTAACAGAGATGATGTAGTTGTTGCTATGGCTAGTAGACCAATTAGTGATGATGAAAAGAAAACAATGAGTGGCATCAAAGAACAATTAAAAAATTATAGAGAATTAATAGACCCAGGTAAATTATTGGGCATTGTTCCAAAAACCCCAGAAGCAGCAAAAATTAAAGTTGCTAAAAGCTTACTCGGAATGGATTTGGCCAGACTTTATGAGAGAGGTCGTTTGTCTGATAAAGATAGAGACTTTTATCTTGACCTGCTTCCAGACGCAATAGAGTTGAAAGTTTTGGGTCCAACTGCGGTATCACAACTTGATGCAATTGAACAAGGGTTATCATCTAAGTTTGGCTCAGATTGGGTCAGTGGAGAGGGGGATGACCCATTAGGAATAAGATAATATGTCAATGACATTACAACAATTCGGCCAGACGATTAAGACAAAATTTCCTCAATATCAGGATATGGATGATACTGAATTGGGGCAAATGATGATTCAAAAATATCCTCAATATCAGGATATGGTTGGTGATGCTCAACCTCAAGCTCAACCACAAAATGCAGTTCAAAAGGTAGCTGGTGGAGTTGGAAAAGCTGCTGAGGGTGTTGCCAATTTCCTTTACCCAGAAAATATTAAACTTGCCAAGGGTGTTGCCACGGGGAGCCTTGATACTACTAGACCTAATGCTGAGGAAGAAGATAAAAAACGAGAAGAGTTAATGAAGCTTCCAATTAAAGAGAGACTGAAACAGAGTGGCGTTTTAAATCCTATGAAAATGGGTAAAGAATTTGCTCAAAAAACAATCCCTTTTGTTGGAGCTGGAAAAGATGCTAGTGAAGAACAAATTCAAATTAAAAAAGCCTCAAGTGAATTAGCTCTTGACTATATTTTTGGTAAAGTTTTTTCTGCTGCTACTGGCCCTGCTAAAAAATTACTTACTAAAGTTACTGCCGCAATTGGTGACACGGCGGCTGCTAAAGGGGTAAAAGGGACTATCCAAGGAATGAAAAGAGATGCTGCTTCTCAAATTTTGCAACCATCTCAAGGTCAAATTGTCAAGGGAATTAAAGAAGGGTTCAAGGAAACTGCTGAAAGAACTGGCGTTAATGAAACTCTTGAATTTATAGCTAATAAAAAGATGGAGCTTAATCCAAAAAAACTTTTTCAAAGCTCTGGTACAACCTTAAGTTCTCTTGCTGATGACACTAAAAAATTCTCTAAACAATTTTCTAAAGAACTTCCACCAATTGATTTTAACAATATTACTTCTGCACTAGATGATGAAATTACTCAAGCTATTAGATTAAAAGATGCCAAAACAATTAAAGCACTCAACAAAATAAAGACCAATTTTGGTGAAGGAGTAAAATTACTCACTGCAAAAGCTGGTGAAGCAAGTGATGAATTGCTCAAGGGTTCCAAACAACCAAACATGAAAGATTTCGATGAAACATATACATTGCTCAAAGATTTTGGTGACAAAGCTCGCAAAGCCTATGAACAAGGTAAAACTCCATCTGGTGTTAAAGAAATTCAAACTAGAGCCTATCAGTTGATGAACAACAAAGGACGTTCTTTGTTAAGTCAAGCTGCCGATGATGCTGGTTATCCTATTTGGAAAAAAATGATGAATGATTATCACAATTGGAAGATAATTGAATCTTGGAGCAAAGAGGCTTTGGCCAAAGGTCAAGGTAAAATTGGCTCAATTACAAATGTTATTTTCTCAAGGATGCTCCCTGCATTAATCAGTGGAGGGCCAATTACTAGGGGAGTTGTTGGCGGGGCAGTTGGTGGCTATGTAGGCAGTAAAAAGGGTGACGCTAAAGGTGGAGCTTTGACTGGTGCTGCCACCGCTATTCTCTTGCCAAAGATTCTTGATACAATTGGAACATCTCAAGTTAAAAGTGGAGCCAGTAAAGCTGTTAAAACGCTTGCTCCAAAAACAACAAGACGCACTATTCAAGACTACTTGATGCCACAAGATGAGGAAGAGTTGTAATGTCAAAACTAACAAATTACGAATTACTTCAAGATGTCCACAAAGTAGTCAATCGTATTGATGACAGACTGAGCAAGGATATTAAAGCCAACACCAAAAAAGTTGACCTAGTTGAAAGCAAGGTAGACAACATGCTTGGTAAGATTGGAATTGGAGTGATGATAGTTTCAGCAACAATCGCAGGTATTTTTAGCCTTATATTTGATTTTGTTAAAAATAGATTGAGATAATTGCAATAATATGGTATAGTGGCGTATGTCAGAAACCCTTTCTCAAAGAAACCCCAGGTGGGCTGCCATTCGCCTTGGTTGGGGCAAAAACAATAAAACTACAATCGGTTCACATGGTTGCACTGTCACTTGCATTGCCATGCTTGCAGAACTTACCCCAGACGAAGTAAATAGAAGATTTATCGAGCATAAAGTTTATGTCGAAGGTCAAAGTGGTGTTTTCAACTTGGTTAATTGGACCAGGATTCATTTGGCTATTCCCTGGTTAAAATTTCAATGGAGAGGCTATGCTTATGAAAAAGTTGAAATTAAGCTAGCGGCAGATAAAAATGGCATTTGTTTGGTGGAAGTTGACTTTGATGGCATTATTGCTACTCCCAATGATAGACATTGGGTGGGCTACATTGGTAACAAACAAATAAGAGACCCTTATACTTGGCCAAAAAAAGATGTAGAACCAACTGCAAAATATCCCTTATGGAAGGGGTACACAATTATTAATAAAATTGGGAATGCCCCAGAAAAGGAAAATATGAACGAATTACTAGAATATTTGGGAATGCCTAATGTTGCTGCTGCTAAAAGAACATTAAAAGGACATTTGGGTGGTAAAGATAAATGTGAATGGGGAAGTGAAGATGCTGCAAAAGGTGGACACCTTGGTTCTGCCCGAAGAAGAGCCAAACAGCTTGAAGCTCAGCCAGCAGAAGTAAAAGAGATTGAAGTAATTAAAGAGGTTATCGTTGAAAAAGAGGGCTTTCCAAAAGAAGTAAATGGATTGAAGCTTGATTCTGTCACTTATAAAGGCTAAATGTATATGGGATTTTATCAGAAGCATCAGTTGACTGCTATTTTGGGTATTTTAGTTAAAAGGCTTATGAATCAACATAATTTTAGGTCATTTTTAATGATATGTAACTCATAAAATTAATAAAAATCTTAAAATAAAGAGCTAACAAGTTCTACTCGAGGTAACAATTAACAATAATAGGAGAAAATATGAAAAATGCATTATCTTTCATGAAAAGTACTAGAAGCATTCTTGCAGTAATGGCAATGATACTTCTTTTTATTGTAGTAATTGGCTCATTGAATGGAGCCACAATTTCAAATGAAGTTTTAACCCTCATTGCTACCACTGTTGGTTCAGTCATTACCGCTTATTTTGGAAAACGAAACAGTAATGAAGATATAGGTAAGTAGAGGATTGACAATATTGCAATTATATAGTATAATACAAAAACAATGATAGATGAAAGACTAACCACATACCGCAAGGTTCTTCGTATGAGAACAGCTTTAAAAACTGTTTCTCAAATTTCTTGGAACCTATCTCAGCTCGAACGAAGCTTCCCACTTAAAAATGCCGATGAAGAAACATTGAGTCAATTGTTGGATGCTTATAAAGAGCACTACTACATGCTTCAAGATTCTTTGTCGATTCTTGAAAAAGAAATTAATAAATGATTATTAGCATGGGTCTCTAGGCCGCTCTCATTTGTAGACGTTTTGGAGGCTCATATATAAAAAAAGGAATTTATGTCAGAAATAAAACTAGGAGATAGAGTAAAAGATACAATTACCCCTTTCAAGGGAATTGTGATTGGAATTACCAAATGGATTAATGGTTGTGACAGGATGACTGTTCAAAGTGAGAAGCTCAAAGATAATGTCCCACAAGAACCATTTTCATTTGACATTACTCAGCTTAAATTAGTAAAGCCTAGAAAAAAACCTTTAAAAAAGAAAAATACTGGTGGGCCTCATAAACCTGTAAGTAGAGTTACTAAATTTAAAAAATAGATGAATAGCTTCTGTCGAGCTTGTAACAAGCCACTTCCAGATGAAGAATGTTTTTGTGACACTAATTGTCAAGATGAATATTGGGGTGGCAATAGAAATCCTAGTAAAAAAATGACTATTCATGAAATTATGGAGGGTTGTAAGAGACTTGCTAAAAAAGCTCCTCTTCCTAAAAAAGATGATTCTAAAAAAACTGTTGAGCAAATGAGCATGGATGAGAAATGGGAATCATTAAATGCAGGATTTTAGACTATTGACAAGTAGTGCTTAATGTAGTATAATACAGTCATTATGAACAAGATGAACCCCAAACCAAATACCCTCCAAGAACTAACTGACTTTTTCAACTGTCCCAATTGTGGAGAAACACTTTCACAGATATGGGAAAATAATGGTTTTGTCCCTCCCAATGGGCCAGAGAAAATGGAGTTTAGTCATTATTCTTGCAAATCTTGCGGGAATAACTGCTCTCATGATGATTTAAAGGAACAATTTTTATTAGATAAAAAACAATTGGCACAAAATGTGTCATAAAAGAAAGGTAAATATGTCATTTACATCAAAACATGAACCCTGGAACAAAGGAAAGTCTTTAACTCAAGAGACTAAAGAAAAAATAGTTGCTAGTAAAAAGGGCTCTGTTCCCTGGAACAAGGGAAAGGAACTAACAGCAGAGCATAAACTTGCTATCTCTGAGGGCAGGAAGGGGAAACCAGCTTGGAATAAAGGTAAGCCTTGGAGTGATGAGGTGAAACAGAAAATTAGTGAAACTAAAAAGTTGAAGAAAGAGGAAAATCAAGATGTCAAATGAACTAACACTGGTTGCTCAAGAGAGTGGCTTAAACGAAAACAAAATTCAAACCTTAATGGATAGTTTTGGGAAATCATATAAAGAGGCACAAGAGCTTTCTGAAAAAGCAAAGGCTATTGTTGTTGACAATGTTGGCCAGATAGAGGAAATGAGAGAGGCCAAAAATCTTAGAAAAGAGCTTCGTCACATTAGAATCAACAAAGTTGAAGTTGTCAGAAAAGAATTGAAAGCTCAGTCTATCAGAGAGGGCAAGGCGATTGATGGCATGGCCAATATTATTAAAGCTTTGATTGTTCCAGTTGAACAACATCTGGAGAAACAAGAAAAATATGTAGAACTAATTCGAAAAGAAAAAGATGACAAAATGGAAGCTGAAAGAATTTTAGAGCTTAGTAAGTATGTGGATGATGTTGAAATTTACAACCTACACCCTGAAAAACTATCAACAATAGCTTTTGAAAAACTACTTGAGACATCTAAAAAAGCGTTTGAAGCTCAAGAGGAAGCTGAGAGACAAGCCGAGGAAGAGCGGATTGAGCAGGAAAAAAGAGAAATATTACTTGGAGAAAGGAAGTTTGAGCTTGCAAAATATCATGATTTTGTTGAAGCCCCATTTGTATTGTCAGTAGATACTACTGAGGAAAAATATAGTAATGCCCTAGCTCAAGCTAAAAAAAGAAAAAAAGTAAGTGATGATGAGCAGGAAAAAACTAGAAAAGAAAATGAGAAGCTAAAGCTTGACGCTGAGAAGAAAGAAAGAGCTGAGGAAAAAAGGCTTGAGGCCGAGAGAGTAGCCAAAGAAAAGGCGAAGAGGGAAGAGGATGCTAGGCTCAAGGTTGAAAGAGAAAAGAGGGAAGCCGCTGAAAACAAATTGAAAGCTGCAAAAGAAGCTCAGGAAAAAAGGGAGCGTGATGCTAGAGAATTGGCTGCTGCTGAAAAACGTGCTGAGGAAGAGGCAAAGAAGAAAGCCCTATTAGCACCAGATAAAGAAAAGTTACTATTATTTGCTAATTTTTTAGAGAACATTGAATATCCTGCTGTTAAAAGTAAAGAAGCTCAAGATATTCTCAATGCAACCGATTGTGCAGTTGAAGTAGCTATCAACGCTTTAAGAGATAGTATTAAAAAATTATAAGGAAATTTATGGCAGATAAAACAAAAAAAAGACGAGCAGGATTTTACTGGCTAGACGACAAACCATATGTCTCAGTCACAAATGTCTTGAAAATTATTGACAAACCAGCCCTTCGGTATTGGTACGGGCAACAAGTTTACTATGCTATGGCCAAAGACCCTACTCTTGATGAGAGAGCAGCTTTATCAGCTCCATACAGGACTAGTAAAAAAGCAGCTACCAGAGGAACTTTGGTTCACAGAATGGCTGAAAACTACAAGTTTGGTAAAAAAGCAATTGACATGGTTGATGATGAGCTCAAAGGTTATGCTGAGGCATTTCAAAAATGGGTTAATGATTTTAACCCAGAGTTTCTTGAGCATGAGAAAACTGTTGTTAGCAAAGAGCATATGTATGCTGGAACCCTTGACCTCAAAGCAAAAATTGGCGGTGAAGAGTGTTTGATTGACTTCAAAAGCAGTAAAGATGGCAAGGTCTATGATGAAGCTCATATTCAACTGGCTGCTTATAGCAGAGCTGAGGGAACCAAGAGAGCATTTATTGTTGGCTTAGCAGAAAATGGCAACTATAATCATGTTGAAGCTGATATGAATTTCAGCATATTTTTAGCTGCCAAAAGAATTTGGGAGTTTAAAAATAGAAAAATGTTACAAAGTATTGGTTATAAATAACCAAAAGGAGGCAATATGGCAAAAGGAGATGATTTTATAGAAGGATTGGAAGCTGATGCTAAAGAGCAAGAGGTAAAAGATGCTCTTGGTGACGGCGGAGAGTGGGAGGAAGTAAACCCTATGTCAGATGACATTTACAGTTTTGAGAAAAAGAATGATACCTTAGTTGGTACTTATGTCGGTAAGCAAGAAAATGTCGGTGAAAATAACTCTAACATGTATACCATTGAGAAAAAAGATGGTAGCAAGGTTGGAGTCTGGGGAAGCTCTTTACTTGATGGAAGGTTCGGCGGAATCTTTATCGGTGAGGAAGTAAAGATTGTCTATCTTGGCAAGGAAACTTCCAAGAAGAGTGGTCGAGGTTATCATAACTTCGCTTTCTACCACAGGCCAGTTAAGAAAAGTTAGTTGATTGATACCGCTCTCTAGTTGAGGGCGGGAATGAATCAAATAACAATAAATTTATGATGATGGAAAAGATGATTAAACTGTTCTTTGTAAGTGTAACTTTGAGCGTAATCATATTACTTGACCTTGCCCTCACAGGGTACCCACTTTTCTCAGGGTTTTTATTAACATTTGGAATAATGATAGTTTTTAACAAGTACATAGTTTTTAAAAAATGAAATACAAAATAATCAATAAAAAAGACAAAACAGTAAAAATAGTTGAGGCTAGAAAAAAGCCCATCAATGTTGACGAGTCAATTTATACGATTAAAAGGTTGAGAGAAAAACCAGAACCAATCTTGACTAGTAACCAGAAGCATAGAGCTAGGAGAAAGGCTAGAAATGAAAAAAGTTAAAACGATTCAAAGATACAAGTGTGATTTTTGCAAAAAGATATTAACTAAATATCACATGGAAATTCATGAAAAAAGGTGTTTTAGAAATCCTGATAGATATTGTGATTTTTGTGATAATAAAGGCTTCATAGTAGAGCATTATGATGGTGGTCATACACGTGAATTTCCATGTCCATATTGCGTTAGTTTCGATAAAAAAATGCTTAAAGAAATAGAGGCAAGAGAAGAAGAGGAAAAAAATGAATCTTAAACTACCACTCCCCCCTACTACAAACCACATTTACATGAGAACCAGAAGGGGTGTGTTTCTTACAACAAAAGCTAGAGACTGGAAACAGGAGGCAGGTTGGATGCTTAAAGAGGCATGGATGCCGAAACCTACTTTGAAAGAGGATGTGTGTGTAAAAGTTACATACTTCTTGAAACGAGAACGTGACTTAGATGGAGGCAATAAGCTCTTATTTGATGCAATGGAAAGGATAGTTTATGAGAATGACAAACAGATAGTAGAAATTTATTTATATAAAAAATGGGATAAAAAAAATCCCAGATTAGAAGTGGAGGTCTTATGAAAAATGATGAAAAACTAGATTTGAACAATCTGCCAGATTTGTTGCTGATAGGAGAGGTAGCAAAGTTATTTAGAGTTTCCCCCCTTACCCTCAAGAGGTGGGAGAAGCGAGGAGCTATTGAAGCTATTCGAGTCAATAGTCGAGGTGATAGGCGTTATAAAAAAGAGACTATTTTAAAGAAGTTGGAGGAGTTTGGAGAAGTATGAGTGTAGCACAATGCCCCTACTGCGGAAAATGGATTGATGAGGATTATGATGTTGACCACTATGAGGAGTGTGCCGCAGAAACAGAGGATGAAAGAGAGGATTAATATGAGAAAAAATATAAAAAACTATACTACTGGTATCAATGTTGAAAAGACTATCGATGAGATTCAAAAGCTCTTGGTTAAAAATGGAGCTGAGAAAATAATGATTGATTATGCTAATGGTGAGCCAACTGGCTTGATGTTTTTGTTAAATACTGGTGAAAAACAAATTCCCATAAAATTGCCAGCAAGAGTCGAAGGGGTTGAGCGAGTTTTCTATAAAAATAAAAAGCCAAAAAATAGCTGGCAAAATCACAAGCCCCTAACAGAATCAGAAAAGGATTAATAATTATTAATTGAAAGAAAATATGTCAAAGAAAAAAATATTAAAACAAATAGAACCTCTTTTAGGAGACAGCGAACAAATTAGTTTTCGTGAAGAAGTTGAATTACCTTT